ATCTTATTTAAATAATGATTGAGTAAGTCAGGCCATGCTCGGACATAATTCTCGTACTTGTTCGCGCCTTCGTGCATTGTCAGTCCCATAGGTACATCAACAGCACCCCTACTTACTGTAGCAGATGGAACAACAGGGGTATAGCCTAGCAATCCTGATGTTCTGTCAGCACCTAGCCAACCTGGACCCCATATACTAGGACTTCCTTCTAGTCCGCCAGTGTCGTGCGCGCCTGTACCGCTTAGTAATCCTGCCATTATTGCATCCTCTGTTTCAAGTCTTTCGTAATGATATCATAAGAATGTTTCCAGTCTTTTAGTTTTCTTGTCATGCCTTTTCTTGTCCACGCCTCAAGAGATGAGCATCCATTCCGTACTGCATAACCCTCCAACATGGGCAGGAAATCATACCACATGCTCATATCTTTCCCTGCAACAGTGATAACTCTGACTATCTTCTTCCTTGGATACTGTATAATTTCAGTTACCATTGCTGCTATAATATCCCTGTCTTGCATAGCTACCCATAAGCGTAGATCACCTGTATCCAGATGCTTCCTTATATCTTCTGGTTTAAGTTCACCCTCTGCATGAGATAATGCCTTCTCTACAAGAGGTATAACCTCATCCCATACCAGTTCTATGTCTTCGGAGTTGACAAGAGCAACCTTACACGAAGGTGCTTGTGTGCTTTCTGCTTCAATCTGAGTTACAGTTTTGCCCATGATGTTCCATTATACCAGTATATCCCTTCCCCTGATCCAGGGTTCCAATCGGTACCATCTGCGTATCTTACATCACCTTTGCGTGGTCTGGATGGTTCTATATGAACAGGCTCAAGCCTGAATATAGATTGATTGAGTAGAATGCTGCCAAGTCTTTTCAACTCGCTAACAACATAACCACCTAAATCTTCTACCTGTTCTGGTAGTGGTCCAGGCTCATACCTTGTTACACTCTTCTCTACCCTGTCGGCATAGGTTGCCATCAGTAACTCCTTGAGCCACGCTTACCTACATTATCTACCTCTATAGTATAACCATCAAGTTCCCAGTTCATGTCGGTTGTCGATTCAAATCGTATTGCATACATCTTTCCAGTACCTCTAACAGATACCTTTGACTGTTCATCAGGGTTAAATGTTACAGGCGCATTCCATGAGATGCCACCTTCAGTAGACATCTGGGTACCAAGGTAAACATTTATAGTATCGGTACCACTGGCAGACATCTTGGGCCATATAGAACTGATACGCTTTACTGTTGTATGGTCGGGTTGACCTTGTGCATTCATTGATAGACCTGTCCTTTCAATATAAGAGGTCATGTTCGCAGTATCTTCCTTGTTACCAGACCTGTCTCTATATAGTTTGGTATTGCTTGGATCGGAAAATAACAGGACTTTATCCTGCAAGTCATAACTCATGGTCCACGGACCTGTCTCACCTACCCAGGTATCACTGGTAGCAGCCCACGTAGTCGCTGTAGTGGGGTTGCCTACATTACCATAGCCCATGTGAGCCACATCAGGTAAATCTCTAATACAGAAGGTATTAGTGATGTAGTTCCATACTACAGCCTTGTTAGGATGGTTGGTTGCTGCACCGTCAGCAGTGAAGCAGAAGAGTATCTCTGTTCTACCGTAGTCGGCAACAACAAAACACTTGTTTACCTGTGCGCCATCAAGTGTGGTAAAGACATACTCCTTTAACTTCTGAGGAAGGATAGGTTTAAGTCTCTGACCATCGTTAATATAGAAGTTACCCTTACCAAAGATAGCATGACCACCATCAAACTCAGCCACACAGTTCTTTGCTATCGCCCCAATCGTAGGAGATAGCTGCCTGAAGGAAAAGATAAAGGGAGTTCCTACAAAACTCATGGAGTATGTAGCATCTTCCTTATAGATCATAAAGGTGTCTCTAAGCTGAAGACCGTCTTGGATATCACCTTTCGTATCTGCCAACTCGAACTCGCCAGCATCAACTGTACTCGTCGTTTCATTCCATGAGGATGGGACACCCTGTATCCCAGCTTCTGTACTCCACTTGACGATCCTTGGGTAGTCTACACCACCTCTTTGAACATTCAAAGCTACCAGGAATGAGCGGAATGCCCGTATAGACTTGGCATATACACTGACAAATGCAGGTGCATTATCCGAATGGGTAGCCCCAGTTGTGCTATTCTGCGCTCTGGATATACCAGTGAATGTAGTAGCATCCTTTCCGGTATACGCAATATCCTCACTGTCGACGGTAAAGGTACCTGAAGTTGGGAAGTCTTCGGTACTGTCCACATCTATGTCATCAGTCCCATCTGTGGTGGTAATCGCCCCATCTAATAAAGTAAGGCTGGGCCAGTTAGATAAATCCTGCATTAATGTGCTGGATAACGGTACACCACCTGTCAAGGCCCAATACTGTGGTTTGTCATAGTTGTTGGTCATGACCAGAACACCACCTATGATAGTGGATGTCCAGTTCTCATCAGCTGTAGCTGAGTACGCGCCACTAGAGCGTGTGATATCGTACCATTTTGTAGCCCTGGTTACACTAGCATCATCAGAATGGTCGTCAGGACTCGTACTGTCTGCGCCTCTGCTACAGGTTGTAAAGGTAGTAGCCGTCTTTCCTGTGTACGATATATTCTCAGTGCCTATTGTAATAGTACCCACAGATTCAAATCCAGTGGTGCTATCTACAGTCACAGTTGTGACGCTATCATTTATTCCACCATTAAGAAGTGTGCTGGAACTTGTATTATCGTAGACATAGATTGCTGCTAGACCAGCAACTACCCAGAACTCTGGTGTTCCTAGAGTCAACTGCAAGATATGGTAGGGTGCGACAGGACAAGTAGCCATAACTTCTGAATAACCAGGAGTTTTCTTTATAGAACTCTCTTCTGTCTTTACATTATTACCGTCACTCCAGACATTAGGGGGTAGCTGCCAAGGAGAAGTCTCCTTAACTATGCCTACCTCACCTACTTTATCTATAGGTATGAATGCCATTATTCATATCTAACATGGTATGGATCGGCTACTGCATCTGGTGCAACAGGCCAGTCCCAGTATGTTTTATCTACTGTTCTGTTATGATTTTCGGTTTCTGGTCCGATTATTTCAACACCCTCTGCATCGTAAGTTGATGTATACCTTACCTCTACGATAGGATGATTCTGGAAGTTCTTAACGGCTTGTAAGCTGGCAAAGGATTCAACCCCAGACTCAAGGCTGTTACCATGCGTCCTTACCTCATTCCTATAGGTCTTCCATGCGTCTGTCATTGCAGTTCCACCATCAGCTTCTCGTATAACTCTCCAATCAGAGTAGGATAAAAGTTTGCCCACATTCTGCTTGATCTTGCTTACCAGTTGAGTCTTTAATCCTTCTACATCCTTCTCAGTAGTGGCGTAGCTTATTACAGTCTCGCCATCTACCAGAGTAAGTGTCTCCGCACCAGTATTATGGTAGCGATGATCCGGTGTTACTACTCGCGCAGGGGTAATCCCTAACTCAGCCAGTTCTGCCTTACTCCACTTACGGAATATCTGGCGAGGATGAGTCACACCATTTACTGTTATTTCTTTTGGTGTCCGTATGACACCTAATGTATCACTGTGCCACATAATTTACCTCGCGTTTGAGTATTTGAATGGTGATTCTGCGAATGCTATATATAGATATGTTTCAGCAACGTTCGGATCAGTTGTATCCCTGTTTTTGAATCCGTTGGAAACTATATCGATAAATTCTGTTGATGTATCCTCTGCTGCGTTGTCGTTTGCCTCAAGTTCATAATTATCGACGTTATAACCCGTCCTCTTATTGTCAAACATTTGCCAGTCGCTAGTGCTGTCTACAGATTTAGTCATGACGAATGCTGGTCTGAATCCTGTGTAGACAAAAGTTCCATCCAGATCCCCATTACCCTCGTAGCTACCTACCTTTGAGTAGCCTTCTACTGAATGGAAAGCGTAACAAATTGTTGCATCCGTACTTCCATTTGCCCCTCCATCAGCACCAAGATTAATAACACTTGATGTTGGGGGTGCATCATTCCATACACCACTTGATACTGCTGCTGCCATCGAAGTATTAAGTTTTAGGTAATCACCAGCATCAAGCGTTCCAACTG